TTTCCAGTTTCTACGAATGGCCAGCACCTCGTTGGTGCCTTTAATGAGTGTGACGACGTATGGCAGCGCGATTTCTGTCTGCTCTTCATCCTCATCGACATCTGCGTGAACGTCGTCCTCAATATATAAGTCAGCGTGGCACTCATACAGTGTGTATCTGTCGTCGTTCAAATCAGAAAAGCCCGTCTCTTTATCTTTGGCTTTCTGAATGTCCTCTACTTTGCGATCCGGATTACCCAAGTCAACATCACGGTAGAACCCCGCCTGCTGCAACTTGATGATCTCGTTCTTAGTCTTGCGCATCACGTGCGTGAAGCGGTGGCAGGTGTCCATATCTGTTGCGCCGTACGGCAGGATGCCGTCTTCTGCTGGCACGAACATCGACACTTGGCGTCCCAAATTGGGATCGTAGTAGACCTTCTTAAATGCCGAGCCAGTAGCAGGCAGGCTCCACAACATGCGCTCATGTTCTGGGCGGTACTCCGACATCACTTCGGTCAACTCGAAGTTCATATCTTCTTCTACGCGCTGCGCTGCTTCTCTGATCTCTGGTGTTTCTTTACCGATGATCTTGGTACGCACAGGACCCTGCGCTGGGAATGTTTCTGAGATGGTTTCAGACTGAAAGCGTACAACTGCTTCGGAGAGCATGGGGTGGAACACGCCACACGCGCCTGACCATGGCTCTGTTCTTTCTTCAATCTGAAGGCCAAGCAACTTAATACCTTCGACGTACGCCTTCTCCCACTCCTTGCGGGAGTTCTTGTCGTTCTCAATGTCTTCCAAAAGGTCTGAAGCCAGCGACTGTAGCGCACTGTCATCCAGTTCTTCTGCCAGATTGGCGTCGAAATCGTCCTCAACTTCGGCTTTTAAAACGTCCAACTCAAAGCCCGGACCCTTGATGCTGACCGCTTCTGGGTCAACAATCTCAATTTCCAGTGCTGGCTCATCGCTTTCGGTCTCCAACGCGTCCAGCCCGGCAGGGGCTTGGTTGATTGCTTTATCAATTGGCATGATTTGTCCTTAGTAGTACGCCGCTTTTCTGGCGCGGTGGTATATGGGTTCGTCTTTTTCGTCGGTATCAAGGGTAATGAACCCCCCTTGCCTAAAGCGTAGCAGTGCTTGCGACGTAGTATCCACGAAGTCATCGTGTTCGCCAACCGGGAAGGCTGCTACTTCTTCGATAACTTCTCGCGCCCATCGGGTGTCGGGTGCCCAGACTTTTCCGCTGGTGAAGAGATCCGCGACGGCGTTGAGTCGCACCATTTTGTCGTTGCCTCTGCTTGGGGAGAACTCCTGAACTGGAATACCCATTGCCCGAAGTTCTTGAATAAGCGGGGCACCTGCTGCCTTTTTCTCCACAATGAATGCATCTGGCTCCCACTCCTTGTAGTGCTTTAACGCTGCTTGTTTCAAATCTGGAAACGCCATCCGCTCTTTGAACGCGTCCAACAGTATTAACTGCGGCGTGTCGTTCTCTTCTTCGTTGTACCAGATTCCCCACGTGGTGCAGGCTGAATAGTCCGAATTATTCTTGGTCTCAAACGCCGTATCCCACGACTGGATGATGTACTCGCACTGCGGGGGGTCGTCGCTTTCCCAGATGCGCCAGTGTTTGCGCGAGATGATGGCCGAGTTCTCTGAGGTGGGGCTTTGCATGTACTGGGCGTTCCAGTACCGGGGGTCGAGTGACGCTTTGACTTTCTTTAGCTGCTCCAGCGGCCACTGCTCTGGCCACAGGCTTTTCTCGTTCTCGTCGTTCTCATTCAAGATGGCCGGGAGTTCTACGATCTCCCACGGCTCGGCATCGGGGTTGCGTGTTTGATAATCTATTAAACGGCCTGTCAAGTCCAACAGCGACCATCTGGTCATAATGACAATAATTGCCCCGCCGGGCATCAGACGCTGCAACGGGCCTGTTTGGAACCAACTCCACGCCGTATCGAAAGCGAGTCTGGAGTTGCTTTTTACATCTTGTTCAGAATGAGGGTCATCAATAACAAATAAGTCAGCACCGCGACCAGCCAAAGCACCACCGACACCCGCTGCGTAATACTGACCTCCGGCTCCGGTACTCCACTTTCCTGCTGCTTTCTGGTCATCTGCAATCCGCGTATCTGGGTAAAGTTCTTGGTACTCTTCTGACTCAATTAAGTTTCGCACCCGCCGCCCAAAGTCTTCTGACAGACCCGCCGTGTGGGTGCCCATGATGATCTTTTTATCCGGATATTTCCCAAGGAAGTACGCAGGAAACAAATAAGACGAGAATTCGGACTTACCGTGACGCGGGGCGATGTTTATGATTACACGCTTTTTCTTGCCGCTGATCACATCTTCAAATATTTTTGACAACTTTCTGTGGTGGGGGCCGATCTTAAATCCCGGATACACGTGGGTAGCAAACCCAAGCATGGAGTCCCGCCCGATTACTTTACTAGCGCGGGCAGCGCGTTCTTCCAAGTCCGCAAGCAGTTCCGCTTTTTCTCGGGGGGTCAGGGTTGGTAAGGCGCGTTGGAGCGCCGTTATCTCGTCAGGACTCAGTACTGGGTTCATTGTCTACACTTTGACATTCTATTTCTTCGACTTCTCTGACATCCGTGATGTCCACGATCTTGGCGAATTTACCCAGCTTTTCCTTAATCCGCGCTTCCAGTTCAGCGTCGGACAGTTCTGTCTTCTTAATCTCGATCTTCTCGGTGAACAGCCCCACTTCCGTGACCTTGCCCAAAAGCGCCAATGCTTTAAGCCGTACGCTGGCTGTCGGGTGGTTGGTTTCTTCCAAGATTTTGGCCACCGTGTACCCGCGAAGCTCTTTGGCCTGATTGATAAACTCCCAATCGTATGCCGTTAGCATTCCAACAAGGTGTTGTACCGCAGCGGGGGTTTTGATTTCAGCCAATGCGGCACGGGAGTGCTCGTCGGGCTGGGCAGTGACGATGTTGGTGAAGGCCGTTCTGGCTGCTTGGGACTCCAACTCATTGGCGACCTCGTCGCTGGCGGCTCCCAGACTCTTTAACCAGTCGGCGGTATCTACCTGAGCGTCCACGATGTTGGACGGGGGTGTTTTTTCAAGCGTGACGAAGCCAGCGGAGTCGTCGTCCACATCGGGGGTGAATTCTATTAGGTGATCCAACATGCGCAGGTCCCTTGCGTACCTCGTTGCGCGGAGTGTATAGTGTGTAAAGCAAGTGCGCAAGTGGCAACTCTTGGCGTTTGCTTCTCCTTTGCTCTATACGGGCATATTTGCCCCCGGCGGTCACCGGGGGCTTTTTTTCGGCTGTATTTGTCTAAGATTAGACAAGTGTATTGCAAATTTTTTAATAATAGTGGGGGGTATTGTAGTAGTGATGGGGAAGTTATCAAGGTGAAAACGGAAATGGTGAGGGTGGTTATGGAATAGTGTTATATACGGAGCGCCCCCGTCAGCCAAATATGGGGTGGTGGGGGTACGGTGGGGTCGAGATACGGCCAAAAAGGGGTCAAATTGACCCTGTATCCCTCGATCAAACGGTGCACTTCGGATAATGGGTCTCGTCAATGGCACTTCGCCACTGGCAGACAACCACAACCGAAAGGAAACACACCATGACTAACGCAACTCAGAAGCAAGTAAACACAATCGTATCCAAGTTCCTCACGCAACAGGATGACCTACTCATAGCCATGCACTCGCTTGGCCTTGATACACCCGAGGCGCAGAGACCGTACGTCATCGTGGCAGTGTGCGAGGCGCTCACGGCGGGCAAAGGGTGGAATGAGTCGAGCACGGGCAAGGTCATGCTCGATACCAGCCATGCCCGCTATGAGTTCCTGAAGACCCGTGTCCGTGACGTGATGAACGCGCTCAAAGGCGAGACGCGAAGCGCATCGAGCGGCAAGACCGATCCGGTTGACGCGATTATCCGTGCCTTCAATAAGCTGGACGCGAAGCAACAGAAGGCCGTCATCAAGGCTCTGGCATGAGTTTTCGGGTCAACCTGACCCGTTTTTTTCCACGGGGCACAGGCGGCAGGGCTGGCCGGTGTTCCGTTATCTGTCTAACCACAACCGAAAGGCGTTAATCATGAAAACCTTCTTTGACGATATGGCAATGCAAGCATCGTTCACCCGCGAGTATGTCGAGACCGCGTTTCGCGTACTCGATCGGATGCAGTCCGGCACGGACACGTGGGATGGATGGTGCATCGACTTCACCGGTGACGAACTCGCCGAAAACCTGCTGTTCGTCCTCGACACCTACTGCTGAAAGGCGTTAATCATGAAATTCGCACATATCCCAAAAGCAGCGTACTCAATCGGGCAAGTCATCACCGTACACGGCAAGCCCATGCGTGTGGAAAGCTACACCCACACCGGAAAAAACGTAGTCGTACATTCACTGGAAGGCGCACCGCGCTTTGAGCGGATTGTCTGTATCTGTACAGACGCGCAAGCCATTGAAGCGATTACAAACTAACCAAAATCGGGTCAACCTGACCCGTTTATCCACCCCTGAAAGGAGCATCACCATGAAATCCACACAATCCATCTTTTTCGTTGAAGTCACCGACACCTACGCTGGCGATGCCAACTACTGTTGGGTACACCGCTTCAAAGTCCACGCCACCACCTTCAGGGGCGCTATCCGCAAGGTTAGCCGCGAGATGGGCTACTCAACCAAACTCAACGGCAACTACGGCGACATGGCACGGTACGACTTCAAGGGCGCAGCCATCTGCGCTTTCGTCATGCCCTACGAAGACCAAGCCGAGAACTACCTGCGCGTTGTATCCCTCTAACCCGAAAGGAACCACATCATGCGACTCATCAAAGAATCCACAGGCATCGAAGTCAAGAGCGGTGACGTAGCGCACGACTTCAGGGGCGAGGCAGCCATTGTCACAGGCTGGCAAGAACCACGACACAGCGGCAGCACTGGCCGCGTATACGTGAAGGAGATGGGAGACAAGGGCTTCACCGGCGAGTATTACCCCTCTGTGTACGGCATGAAATGGGTGGACTAAGATTAAACAACAAATAAGGGGTCAATCTGACCCCATTTTCCACCTATCCATCACTAAAAAACTATCCGAAAACAAAAGACGCGCAAACCCCGCACAAACACTGGCGCAAAACAAAAACTGTCCTATCTATCTATATCTATATTTATATATATGTATAGGAAAGTATTTGTATGTGTACGTGCAAACAACCGCAAACAAAAAAGCTTGATGGTGTTAGCTCCGCCACAATCATATGGATAGATAGGACAGTTCTCTGTGATCTGGCTCACATCAATGGCTTCCGCTGTCCATTTGCACCGGATAGTTTTTTAATCTAAGATACTTCCTTTTAACTTATTGTTTAATCATGGATACCAACAACCGCGCACTGAAGATTCAACGCACAACACACAAGAAACTCTGGGCTGCACTGATGGCTCCACTCAAGCGTGAACTGGCAAACGCACAGGTTGGGCAGCGGTATAAGCCGATGAACCCCACGCCTGAGAGGGATGAAGCCTTCGCTGCGTACGTGGCGTGTATGGAAAAGCTACTGGCCAGCCTGTTGCGGCAGCAACAAGAGCAGGGCAGGGGGAAGGAACCCAAGACACCGGCACAAATCGCAGCGGCGAAGAACTACCCGAACTACGGCAGCCATTGGGTTGATTGGATACCGCTGCATATCAAAGACCCGATTGCCCAAGCGTTCATGCAAATACCACCGCAGCCCAAGGCCAAACGCAAAGTGCCGTTCCAACGGGTAGTCGCACCGAAACAAAACCGCATCGCCCGCGCCAGATTACAGGGGCAGATCGACAGGGCACTGGCCGCAGCAGAAGAACGGGGAGACGACGAAGCGCGACTTGTTTTAATCAAAGCACAGAACAAACTCGACACCACCGAAGAAACCCACGCCATACCTACATCATGGAGACACCTATGA